TGCTGTTGAATATAAGTAGAGTGCCATCATATTCATCTTTTAGTGTTACAGTGTCGCTTAATAGCATTTCTTTCAATGCCGATGCAATATTTTCGCTTCTCCCTCTTAATTTAAGAGATCCTTCGGCCCAATTTGGCATGATTTTCTTCTCCTTTTGTTTTATTAGAATGGTAATTTGTCATCTGTGATGTCCATTGGGCTTGTGTAGCTTGGTGGCATCTGTTCCGTCATGCTGTTTTGATTTGCGGTATTGTCACGCTTTTCAAGAACTTGGAAACTTTCTGCGACAACTTCAGTCACATATACACGTTGTCCTTGCTGGTTCTCGTAACTTCTTGTTTGGATTCGTCCAACAATTCCCACAAGCATTCCTTTTCTCGTCCAATTGCAGAAGCGTTCTGCTTGTTCTCGCCACATCACACAGTTGATGAAATCTGCATCATACTCATCATTTGCATTTTTGAAATTGCGATTGCATGCAATATTGAATTGAGCAGTTGCAATGTTGGTTTGTGTGTAGCGTAGTTCTGCATCTCTGGTCAACCGACCAATAAGAGTCACATTGTTAATCATTATTATCCTCCGACATTATTCATTTCAGCAGCTTCCTTGAGCGCTTCTGCTTTCTTGCGTTCCTGCATTTGATATTCTTGATTTAATTTATTCAAGATTATATCTTGTGCAGTATTCTGTTCAGCTAATCTCTGGATGCTCAATTCATGTTCCTGAATTGTCCATTCCATATCTTTGATCTTATTCTCTTGATCTACTAATCTAGAATTGAGATTGATAGCAATGACCAGTGAAATAACTGCCAATGAGATCAAGTTGATGATCAGCCAATTGATTTTACTTTTCATCTTCAATTACCCTTTCTAGCCTAAACTGACCAGCTTCTCTTCCTCGCTCGTTCAAGTGTATATAATACTTGAGGAGTGAGACATCTTTGCCTGTGATTTTGCTCAATTCTTTTAGTGGAGCTGTACAGATGTACTTTCCTTGATCAAAGAATCTATAATCTGTCAATTCTTCTGGATCTCCCATCAATGTCTTTTCATCAATATTGAAGAACTTACACAATTCATGGACATGAGCTGGTTTTATATCGTCTTTTGTGATCCATTGCTGAATTGTATTCTGATTTCTATCCAATTTTCTTGAGAGTTCTTTGCGTGTTAGTCCTTTACCAAGGATCAACAATTGCAATTGTTGCCGAAAGTGATCCATCTGATTTCTCGTGTAATCTCTCATGCTGTCACTCCTGTTCATGGCTGTTCTTTAAATCTTCAATAAGCCATTCAAGATATTTCTTAGCTTTATCTAGATCTTCAAGCCCGTTCTTCTTCTGGAATCTACAAAGATATTTGATAGCATTTCCCCAATAGAAGCCTTGGACTCCTTTCAAATTTCCTGCAAAATTCCGAATGACATCAATGGATTCCAGACCAAATTCACCACAGTAGTGATTTGGCTTATTCACTGAATCATTCATCTCTTCTAAAATCTGTTCAAATGACCGTTCTTTCATTTTAGTCTTTCCTCCTTGATCCAAATTCCGTCAACCAATTTCCCTTTGCGGTCCTTGATTTCTTCATAGGCTTTATTTAAGCACTCCACAAAATCATAGTTGAGCATTTGAGAGATTCGCATCAATTCATGTACTACGCTTTTAAGTTGATATCCCTGACGGTTGAAATATGATGCTAGTGCTTGGTCCATCATCAATACAAAGTAATCTTCTGTCTTTGCAGCTTCTGAGAAAATGAATTTCTCTTGTTCTGGGAAGATTTCTTTTGTGTTGATTCCAAGTTGAAGAGTCAACCCAATCAATACAACAGTGATGTCTCCGATACTGTCTTTGGTCACTTCTTCATCTTTTTCAGCAATTCCTCTTGATAGCTCCCCGATTTCTTCATAGAGCTTCAGGAATTGTTTATTGGGTTCCTGAGTGTGTAAGTTGCGATCATAGAACCATTTTTGAACTTTTGAAATTAGATCCTTTAATTTGTTGTTTTCCATTCGTTAATACCTCCGACTTTCCATAGCTTCAGGAAATTTGAAAATGTGTTTGCTTGCTCCCTTGAAGATTCGGTCAGCAAGTGCTTGATTGTAGATTGTTTTGATATCATTACTTGACAAGTTAGTGTTGAAAAATGTTGTTTGACGATTGTCCAAGATTTTAAACAGCACTCGCTGTCTCCAGTCATTCGCTTCTTTGAGATTGGCGCTCATGCTACTTTCTTTCCCCAAATCGTCCAAGAAGAGAAAGTCAACTTTGCTGAGTAGGTCCACAGCGTAATTCTCTGTGAAGTCTCCTCGACCATTGAAGCTTTCTTCAATCTTATTGAAGAGGGCTGATGTTGAGATGAAGATCACGCTTTTGGGATTCTCACATTCTTTTGATTGCTCATTCAATGCTTTTGCTAACCCAATAGAAAGATGGCTCTTTCCAATGCCAGGCGGTCCACTTAGGATCACATTCCCTGTTTCAAATTTCAGATAATCCCTCAGCATCCGTTTCATGAAGTTCAGAGCTTGCTCATTAGTTGAATTGTCTGCTGTATAATTCTCTAATGTTTTATCACTCAACTCTTGAGAATAGATGCTCTCTCTTTCAAATACTTTATAAGTGTGAGACAAGAGGGCTTTGATTTTTGCTTCCTGTCTCAAGAGAGATTCCATCTTCAGGATTTCTTCTTTTTCGCATTCAGGGCAGATCTCAATGATCTGTTCTGATCCACTGATCTTCACTTTTGCGTGATAGATTTGACAGCCATGTTTTTCACAAGAAGTAATTTCTTCATTCATTAGAATCCCAACCTTTCATCTTGCTTCTGAACATTTGGCTGTTTAGGCATTTGCTGATTGCGGTATTTTTCAAATTTACTAGCATTGAAGAGTGTGTCTGGTGTTAAGTATTTAGACATCTTTGTGTTGTCTTTCCATTCGTTTGTCTTAACATCAATCACATATTTGAAATCTTCAATTGTGTAGTTCTCACTTAATCTTCCATTGATTAGCCTTTGAGTTGACTTGCTAGTTGGTTTAAAATGTGAACCAGTTTTCTCATTTAGATATTTGATAATTTCTTCATAGACATCTGGTTGGGGCTTTTGCCCCTTATCTATATCTATATCTATATCTATATCTCCGTTGCCTTTTGTTGCAGTGGTGTTGCATTGCAACAGTTTTTGTGTCTCTCGATGCTTACGAGATCTACGGGTGCTTGCTGTTTCACTACCTACCATCTCAGGAACTTGTTCAAGATTGAACTGGTAATTGTCTGATGTTGTCAACAATTTCTTCTTAGTCAAGAACATCAATGTCAATCTGATTGCTTCAGGATCTTCATCAATGATGAGTGATAATTCTTCAGCTAGATCTTCAGCCAATCCTTCAAAATACAATTTCCCTTGTTCAGCAAGACTTGCAAGCATCATCTTCAAATAGATGATTGTGATCTCTTCTCCACCGGGAAGTTTTCTCATCAACTTCATTTCCTTGGAGTTGAAGAAGTCATCTTTTAATTGTAACCAGTAATATCTACGGTTCTCAGTTACCATTCATCAGGCCTCCTTATTTGCAAATTTTGCGTATTCTTTGAGGAAGTATAGCTGGACAGTCCCAAGGCTTCCATGCCTGTTCTTCTCAAGGATGAGTTCTGTCACGTTGTCTGGCTCTTCTTGTTCATCTCGCTTGTAATAGGCTTCCCTGTACAGAAAAGCTACTATGTCAGCGTCCTGTTCAATTGATCCAGATTCCCTCAAGTCTGACAGTATAGGTCTCTTATCATTACGCTGATCAACCCCACGAGAAATCTGACTGAGAGCAATGACAGGAACTTTCAATTCTTTGGCAATGATCTTCAATTGTCTTGAAATTTCAGAGACTTCCTGTTGTCTGTTTTCTCTTCCTCTTCCTTCGATTAGTTGAAGATAGTCAATCACAATCAATCCTAAACCGCCATTTTCTTGAGCCAGTCTTTTGGCCTTTGATCTAATTTCTGAAATCCTGATTCCTGCTGTATCATCAATGAAGATCTTTCCTCTTGCCAGTCGTTCCTGCGCTGAAATCATTCTGCGCCATTCACTCTCAGAGAGATTCCCGGTTCTGACATGATACGATGGAATCAAGCCTTCTGCTGAGAGCATACGCTCCACCAAGCTTTCTGCTCCCATTTCTAGTGAAAATATTGCTACTGCTTTATCTGAATTTTTGGCCACGTTCTGAACGATGTTCAGAGCGAATGCTGTTTTCCCCATTGCAGGTCTTGCAGCAATAATGATCAAGTTATCTTCATGGAGGCCTGTCGTGATTTGATCAAAATCAGTGAAGCCTGTTGAAGTTCCTGTCACATCACCAACCTTCTGAGAGCGTTCATCTAGAATAGATTGTGTTGAATCAATCACATCAATGATGGGCCTGAAGCCTTTTTTTTGCTCATTTGAGATTGTTGATAAATTCTGCTCAGTTTGAGAAAGGATCTCATTCAAGTCTTTCTGGCCATCATAAACGCTTGAAATGCTCTGGCTCAGATCTTCAATGATCTTTCTGGCCATTGATTTTTCAGCAACTACTTTTGAATAGTGTTCAATGTGGGCGCTTGTGGGAACTGCATTGATAAGGCTTGCCAGAAATGGCATCCCCCCAATTTGTTCAAATTGCCCAATAGAGTCAAGGGCAGATTTTACAGATACAGGATCAATTGGGTCACCTTTGTCTGATAACTCTTGCATGATGTTGAAGAGCATCCCATGAGATAGCTTGAAGAAACTATCTTTTGTTAGATATTCAGAAGCAATGTGAATCTTATCTGGATCAAGAAAGATGGAGCCTAACACAGCTTGTTCAGCTAACAGATCATGAGGCAGTACATTCATATTTTCTGCCATTTAATAGCTCCTATCTGCGATAACCGAAGCGCATTGCTTCCCGTGCTTCTTGGATGCGTTGTTGTTCTTCAATCATTTTCTTGAGTTCACGCTTTGACTCTTTGCATCGTTCGCTAATTGCGCTGATGATAATCATTTGAAGTAAGATCACCATGATGAGTAAAGCGATAATAATTTCTAGTAACATTTTTAATTCCTCCAGTATTCACTCAAGTCGACAGCCATGATTGCTGCCAGGTTCTTTTGTTCTGTCAAGATTTGGCGCTTATAGGGTGCCAATCCCTCATTCCGTTCTTCATCATTCTTAGGAAGATAATACCCATTAGGCTTTCTCTTTTTTGCAACTATTGGATGCCCAAAGTTTACACGCAAGCTCTCAATGATATTTTCTATTGCTCTCTTATCGCATTGAAATTCATTTCTGAGCTGAACTGCTGTGATTGGCATTTCATTTGTTGCGTAGTTCTTGATGTAGTTAAGGACATTTGCCTCAGTGGCTGTCATCTCTCTAGATATTGCCATGTGCGGCCTCCTTGTGTTATAATTGTTTTAGTAATTTTGTTAAGCGCCTGATTTTTTCGGGTGCTTTTTATTTTTGCATTGAACGACAAAACCGCTGAACATCTTCAAGGTTGTAAAGGTATTTCCCGCCTTTCCCAGATTGTTGAAACTGAAATTTTCCTTGGTCTCTCCATTCCTCAAGTTTTGTTCTTCCCCAGCCAGTGGATGCTTGAAGTTCTTTGATGGAGACCCATGTGGTCTGTTTTGATGTTCTTTTCTTAGCTTCATCTAATGCTTTGATATTCAATTGAACCAGCTCTTCAAATAGTTTATCTTTGAACTCTGGACCAAATAACTCCAATACCATCTATCTTTCCTCAAATTTTTCCCATGATTCAGAAATTCGCAATTTCTTATTTATGCGCAATTTCAAATCATCACTGCCTTTTCCATTCTTGAACATCTGTGTGATCATCGCTGGGCTAACCCCGACAACAGTTGCAAGATCTGAACGAGTCCATCCACGCTTGTGGAGTTCTTCTTCTACAAGTTCATTCCATTTTTTGTGTTGTTGGCTCATGTTTTTCCTCCTTTATTTTTTAATGGAGTTAAAGAGTTAGTAAATTGTTTTAAAAACGCTTGACATTTTTAATGTATAGTATTAAAATGAAAGCATAATTAAAAACCTTGATAAAACGTTATATCTATCAATTCTCTTGCTCGCCAAAGCTATTTTATTTTTAGGTAAGTTTTAACTCTGTTTTTTACTAACTCATTAACTTACAAAAACTATTTTAATACTACACATTAATTTTGTCAAGTGTTTTAATGTGAAATATTAAATATTTTTTGTCATATTCTCAGAAAGGTTGAAAAATCAATGTTTCAGACATTTGACAGAATTAAAGAACTTGCCCAAAAGCAAGGACTTTCAATAAATTTATTGGAAGAAAAATTAGGTTATAGTAGGAATACTATTTATAATCTAAAAAATTCTAAACCGTCTACTGAACGAATTTCAGAAATCGCAGATTACTTCAACGTGTCCACCGACTACCTACTGGGACGCACGGAAAATCCAAATATTGCAAGAGATGGTGATGCTTCTGCACCATTGGACCTCAGAGATATTGCAGCGCAATCAATGTTATTTGATGGGAAACCATTGACAGAAGATGACATAGATTTCATTACAGCAGTCTTGGAGGCGCACTTGAAAAATAAATAGAGGTATACTATATGACAGTACAAGAGCTTTGTGCCAAAGAAGGTGTGAATCTCTGCTACTTTGATGGAAGCAATTGGCACAGCCCCGGCTTCTTCAATCCTGCTTTGAATGTTCTAGCGCTGGACTTTAATTTGTCAGTTGAAGATCAAAAACAAGTAGCTCTTCACGAGTTAGGACATAAAGAACACACTCCGGTTCAATATGAGTTGAATAGAGAGCTTTGCGAATTACAAGCTGATAGAAGCATGATTCATCATTTACTTGAAGAAGAGCTGAAGCTGATGGATGATGTAAGAGAATTTAACTATCTGCATTTTATGGAGAAATACAGTCTGAAGACTATTGCAAGTGAAACGATGGTTAAAGACGAGTTTAATTCACTAATTAGTTAAATAAGAGGATCTAATGAAAAAAAGTAAGCTTTTTTATAAACAGATTTGGTTTATAATATTTATTATTTTGGTTGTTATTGGCGGTATAAACTCTCTAACTAAACCAAAATCAAAAAACACAAGTAGCACAGAAAAGTCTGCTACTATTAAAAACAACACTTTTAAAATGACGGATAAGCTTGGGGAAGAGTTTGCTGTTTATCTGCGAGAAAATGCGGAAGTCTTGGACAATGGTGATAAAATCGAATTTGTTACAGGTGGAAATGCTACTACTGTTTCTGTCCGTGTTGGAGAGTCGTGGAAGGCTGAAAGTGTAAGTCGTAAAATCTATCTTGCTAATTCATTTCTTAAACAAAAAAATGAGCTGTTTAAAAAATGGGCGGCAGAAAATAACTATGAAGTTAACCTAAATAAAGATACCCCAGAACTAATAGTTAAAGTTTCTGATGCAGATAAAACAACAATTGCCCAAGAGCTTAGTGGCAAGATGAAGGTTCTTAATAATTAAGTAAGCAAAAAAATCCCCACACTCGCCATCGCCAAACTTTGAGTGTAAGGATATCCTGTATAAGAAATAACCATTAAAAAGGTCTTTTTCTTATACTCATTTTAACAAGAAATGAGGTAAAACGCAATGGAAATAAAGTCATATAAAAAGAAGAACGGCGACACTGCCTACAAATTTAGGATCTATGTCGGAAAAGAAAATGGAAAGGACAAGTATGTAAAACGTCAGGGCTTCCAGACAAAAGCCAAGGCAAGGGCAGCACTTCTCCAACTTCAAACTGACCTTGAAAATAGTGAGGAAAACACTGTCAAGGAAATTACTGTCGAGGAAGTTGCTGAAAAATGGCTCAAGGAATATGCTGATACAGTACAGGATAGCACCTACATCAAGACCGAACGGAATATTAAAAATCATATCTATCCGACTTTAGGAGATCAGAAGATTTCTACTCTCACTCCTCTGCAACTACAGGAACAGATCAATGAATGGTCCAAAAAATTAGTGTATGGGCGCAAGCTCAAAGGTCTGATGAATAACATTTTCAAGTATGCCATCCGTTATGGTTATGTTACAACCAATCCTGTTGATAGCGTGACCACACTTGTCAAGAAAGAGAGTGATTCTTCTGGTGATTTTTATGATAAAGATGAATTAAAATCATTCATGAAATTAGTGGATGACACGGATGATCTGAGAAAGAAAGTCATGTTCCGTCTTCTTGCGTTCACAGGGGCCAGAAAAGGGGAGATTTTGGCTCTCAAATGGACTGACTGGATAGATAATACTCTGAACATAAACAAGGCCATTACAAGAGGTTTTGAGGGCGAATCTGTGGGGGCTACTAAAAACAAGAGTAGTGTCCGACTGATTAGCCTTGATCAAAAAACAATTGATCTGCTTTCAGAGTACAGAAAAATGAATCCTACTACCACTTTCATCTTTGAAAGTCCTGAAGGAAAGCCTATTCCAAGTTCACTACCACGCAAATGGCTCTTGCAGATTGTCAAAGGGACTGAGGTCAGGCCTATCAAGATCCACGGTTTTAGACATACACATGCCAGTTTGTGCTTTGAGGCAGGAATGACATTGAAGCAGGTCCAGCATCGTCTTGGTCACTCTGACTTAAAGACAACTATGAATGTATACACGCATATCACCAAGCAAGCCAAAGATGATATTGGTGAGAAATTTGCTAATTATATAGATTTTTAGATATATCAGTTATCAGGACAGACTCTTTTCGAAAAAAAGGGTCTGTTTTTGGGTCTGTTAGTTTCAAAAAGTTATGGGAAAGAATAGAAAGTATAAAATAAAAAAACGTTGAATTATCAACGTTTTTGGAAGTTTTAAGAAACTTTAGTAAGTTTTAAGAACTATAGATGGAGCCGGTGGGAGTC